TACTAAAGGAATTAAAGTTTCAGGAACTCAAGATTCTGTAACTGCCGCTGGAAGAAATAATGAGTTAGCTTACCAAGTAGCAAAAAGTGCTAAAGAGTTAAAAAGAGATATGGAAGTAGCTCTTTTATCTAACGTAGCAAAAGCCGCAGGTGACGCTACTACAGCTAGAAAACTTGGTGGATGTCAAACATGGTTCGAAACTAATGTTGATGCTGGTGTTAGTGGATCAGGTGCTGGAAATGGTGCAATCAGATCAGATGGTACTCAAAGAGCATTTACTGAAGCACAATTAAAAGGTGTTCTAGTATCTTGTTACAATGAAGGCGGAAACCCTAACATGATTATGGTTAATGCTTTTAACAAACAAAAACTATCTGGATTTACTGGTGGTTCTACTAGATTTGACGCTGCAGAAGATAGAAGATTAATTACTTCTATTGATGTATATGAGTCAGACTTTGGAACTATGCAAGTTTCTCCAAATAGATTCATTAGAGGTGCTAATGGTACTTCTGCTAAAATAGGTCAAGATGCACTTATTTTAGATATGGAATACTGGGCATGTTCTTTCTTAAGAGATTTCTCACTACAAACTCCTGCACAAGACGCTGATGCAGATCAGAGATTTATGGTTGCTGAATACACTCTTGAGTCAAGAAATGAAAAAGCAAGTGGTTTAATCACAGATTTAACTACTTCATAATAAATAGATTTGCTTGGGGTGTAACCTTAAAAAACTACACCCCATTCAATTAAACAAAATGTTGAAGTCTTAAAAAGGTTATAGACGGAACAACTAACGGAGAAAAAAAATGAGAACATTAAACGACTACTTTATAACATCTGCAATTCCAGACGTATCAACAGCATCATCAACTTTTGTTTGTGTGCCTGATGGCGGAAAAATTGTAAAAATTATTACACATAACAAAGCAACTACAACTGGCACAGCAGCTATTTCTTTTGAAATTGGTGGTGTAGCGGTAACTGGTGGAGCTATAAGTCATACAGCTTCAGGATCAGCTGGTAGAATAGCAACTGCTTCTCCAACAGCTCTTAATAGAGTTGAAGAAGATGGAGCTATTGAATGTATCACTAATGGTGGTTCATCAACTGCTTCTAAAATGGAAATAACTTTTGTTATTAGAAGATAATAAGATATAACAATATTTGGGGGATCTTGCCTAGCGGTAATTCCCCCTTACTAACTAATGGAGAAAAAAAATGAGTTTTAATTACGGACTAAGACCTACTACACATCAAGGTAAAACAAGTGGTGGAACATCAGCACAATCTGCTGCATTTGGAACACAAACTGAATATGTAAGAATAGCATCAACTGCTGACGTATATATTTTATTTGGTGCAAACCCAACTGCTGTTGCAACTGCTAATTCTTCAACTATCTTTATACCTGCTGACCAACCTGAAATTTTTAAAGTTTCACCAGGTGAGAAAGTAGCTTTTATTGGTACTGCTGAAATTTCTATTACTGAAATGTCTGGCTAATGGCTAAACAAAATTTTACATATTATGTAAAAAGAGATCAGAATAAAAAACGACCAGGTTGCCATAAAAAATCTCAGAATAAATCTGAGTGTAGGCAAAAAAGTCAGAATAGATATAAAGGTCAAGGCAGATGAGAAAAGATACAGTATTAGATGGATTACAAAAAACTACTTACATGCAAGATGACATGGAAGGTAAAATTATTACTAAGGAAGAAGTTGATATAACTCCTCACTTAGATCATAATAAAAAACTACTAAATTTAAATGATGGTTATTCTAAATCAAGAGATTTAAAAAGAGTTGCTAGTATTCCAACTTTAGCTTTAAGTGTCTGGGCAAAAGAGTATAATGGTAGTAATAATTGGTTTGCACTTCCTCCTGAAGTACAGAACAAAATATTAAAAACAAAATTGAATAGTAATGAGTTTCAATACTTTAAAACAGCAGAAGGTAATATATAATGGCATTAGCAACTTACTCAGATTTAAAAACATCACTTGCAAATTGGTTAAACAGATCAGATTTAACAACAGAGATAGCTGAAGATTTTATTGTCTTAGCAGAAAAAGATTTTAATTCTAAATTAAGAGTTAGAAAAATGATTACTCAATCTTCAATTACAGTTGATTCTGAATTGGTAGCTTTACCAACAGGATTTTTACAAGTAAGAGATTTTTATATTTTAGAAGGTGGAGTTAAATATCCTTTAAACTATATTACTCCAGCTCAAATGGATCAGATTAAAGGAACATCAACATCTGGAATGCCTTCTACTTATACAATATTAGGAGATAATTTAAGATTTGCTCCTGTACCATCATCTTCATATTCAGGTATTATAAATCATTATAAAGAATTTGATCCTCTATCAAGTTCTAATACTTCAAATTATATTTTAACAAATCATCCTGCTATTTATTTATATGGATCATTATATCATGCTTCTAATTTCTTAGGTGGTATTGAACCTAATCAAGCAGGTCAATGGGAAAAAATGTATCAAACAGCTTTGGAAAGACTTGACAGAAATGATAAAGAAGATTCTTATGGAAATGCACCTTTACAACAAAGATCAGATGTAAGTGTGGCAGGTTCATTTAATGATATAAGTAGATTTTCTACAAACAACAATAGTTAGGAATATTAATGCAAGTACCTTTTGGAGAATGGCTACCTGACCAACCAGAACATAATAATCCTGGTGCTAATGTAGCTAATAATGTTTACTATGCTTTAAATTCTTATAAAAGATTTCCCTCTCTAGTTAATTATTCTACTAATGCTCTACCAAAAGATTCAAGAGGAGCTGGTTCTTTTAGAGATAATACTAATACTGTTTATAATTTTGTAGCAACACAAGATACTATTTATGAATTAACTGGCGGAGCATTTTCTGAATTAGGTGCAGGTGGATTATTACTATCTACAGCTAAAGCTTCATGTACAATTACAGTTTCTGATTATGCAAATATTGCAGCTGGTAAAACAATTACTTTAACAAAAAATGATGCTTCAACTATTGTATTTACTTCAACAGCAGGAACAGCATCTGGTACTCAATTTAAAGTAGAAACTAATAACGATACTACAGCAACAAATTTAAAAACTGCTATTAATGCTCATGCTGATTTTACAGCAACAGTATCAACTAATGTTGTTACAGTAACAAGAGCAACTATTGGTAGAGAAAATTTAACTAATGTTTCAACAGATACTGTAAGACTAACAACTACAAATTTTATTGGTGGAACACCTTTAACTGGTAGCTCTACAGATTATATAACTTTTACTCAATTTGGAAATTATGTAATTGCAAGTAATGGTATAGATGCACCTCAATATTATTTAATGGGTACTTCAAGTGTTTTTGCAAATCTATCTGCTATTAAAACATCAGGTACAGTTCCAACATTTAAAGTTTCAGGAGTGGTTAGAGATTTTCTAGTAACTGGTAATGATTTAACAGCTGCAAATAAAATACAATGGTCTGGAATTAATGATATTGCAACTTGGGAAGCTGGAACTAAACAATCAGATAGTCAAGATTTACCTGGTTCTGGTGGACAAATTACTCATATAACTTCTGGAGAGATTAGTTATGTATTCAGACAAAATTCTATAATTCGTATGGACTATGTCGGTGGTGCAACTGTATTTAGACTATCAATGATTTCACCTAATAGAGGTGCGGTACTTGGAAGAACAGTTTGCCAAGATAATCGTAGAGTATTTTTTTATGCTGATGATGGTTTTTTTGAAATTAATGGAGATACAGTAAAAGCTATTGGTGCAGAAAAAGTAAATAGATTTTTTGATATTAATTTAAATAAAGCATATTCAGATAGAATAGTAGCAACAACAGATCCTTTTAATCAATTAGCAATTTGGCTTTATCCATCATCTGCTGATACATCAAATACTACAGGAATTTGTGATAAAGTTTTAATTTATAATTATGCTACAGAAAAATGGTCATCAGCTAATGCTAATGCTAGTACAATATTCTCTCAATTCGTTGGAGCTTATACAGTTGAGTTAATGGATATTATTTCTGAAAACTTAGATAATATTAATATTTCTTTAGATACTGAATTTTGGAGTGGTGGACAATTATTATTAGGTGGTATAGATAGTGATTATAAAGCTGCTATTTTTTCAGGAACAGAAAACATTGGAGAAATAGAAACTACAGAATTAGAGTTGTTTCCAGGACTAAGATCGTCTATAATAGGTGTAAGACCAATTGTAGATGCTGAGGCAACAGTAACTATTAAAACTAGAAATAAATTGTCAGATGCTGTAACTGAGTCAACTGCTTCAAGTATGAACTCTACAGGCATAAATCCTGTAAGACAATCTGGTAGATATGTTAAAGTAAATGTTAAAATACCAAGTGGAGGAGCTTGGAAGGATGCACAAGGAATTGATCTGATTGCATCAAAATCAGGCTTGAGATGACAGATAAAACTGATATAGATAATGTTAGATATAGTTTTGAAACACAAGAATTTTTTCAAAGGCAAATTGAAGAAGCAATTAACGCATTAATAAATGAAAAGAATCAAGAAAATAATAAAGCTTATTCTTGGTTTTTAGGAGATTAAATTATGGCAGGAATAAAAGATTATTCAACAACCCAAGCAAATAATACTGATCTAAATGGGATAAGTACAGCGGAGGGAATGCTACCTTCTAATTTGAACAATGCAATTAGAGCATTAATGAAGAATACTAGAGAATGGTATAACGATAGTCAATGGGTTGAGTATGGTGATGGTGATGCAGCTTTTACAGCAGCTTATGCAAGTTCAACTTCATTTACAATTGCTGGTGTTAATGTTACAGCAATTTATCATGCTGGAAGAAGAATTAAATTAACAGCTACTACTCCTGGAACAATTTATGGAACAATTAGTTCTTCAACTTTTTCTACAAACACTACAGTAAATGTAACTTGGGATAGTGGTTCATTATCAAGTGAAGCTATTACAAATGTTTATATTGGTGCTTTATCTAAAACAAACAATTCTATTCCAACAGGTATAATTGCAACTGCTACATTAGCAGATGGATCAGTTACAACTGTTAAACTTGCAGATGATGCAGTTACAGTTGCTAAGATGGCAGTTAATTCTGTTGACTCTGACCAGTATGTAGATGGTAGTATAGACACAGCTCATATTGCATCTGCTCAAGTAACAGCAGATAAAATTGGAACTAATGCTGTAACTACAGCAAAAATAAATGCTGATGCTATAACAAGTGCTAAAATTGGTGATGAACAAATTGATAGTGAACATTACGTTGATGGTTCAATAGATACAGTTCATATTGCAGACTCACAAATTACAGTTGCTAAAATGGCAGCTAACTCAGTAGATTCAGATCAATATGTTGACGGATCAATTGATACAGCTCACATAGCTGATTCTCAAATTACTTCTGCTAAAATTACAGATGGTGCAATTGTTAATGCAGATGTTAATGCAAGTGCAGCAATAGATGCAACTAAAATTGCAGATGGAACAGTTACAAGTTCAGAATTTCAATACATTAATACTTTATCCTCTAATGCTCAAACACAAATAGATGCAAAAGCTGCAACAACTTATGTTGATAATGCAGTTGCTGGATTAAGAACTAGAATTATTGCAGAGTGTGCTTCAACTGCCAATGTAACAATTTCATCAGCTCTTGAAGCTGGAGATGCTATTGATGGTATTACTTTAGTTGCTGGAGATAGAGTTCTTTTAAAAAATCAATCAACAGCTACTGAAAATGGTTTATATCTTGCAGTATCAAGTGGTGCAGCATCAAGAGATCCAGAACATGATACTATTGCAGAATTATCTGGTGGTATGGTTGTAGTTAATCAAGGTTCAGTTAATGATAATAAAATATTTTTATGTACGACAGATACTGATGCTACATTAGGATCTACAAGTATTACTTATACAACAATTACTCCACAAAATGTTGGAACAGTAACTTCTATAACTGCTGGTACTGGTTTATCTGGTGGAGCAATTACTGCATCTGGAACAATAGCAATTGATTCAACTGTTGCTACACTTGCTGGCACACAAACTCTTACAAACAAAACTTTAACTTCACCAAAAATAAATGAAAATGTAGCAGTAACCTCTACTGCAACAGAACTAAATTTATTAGATGGAGCAACAGTAGTTATACCAGGAAAAGTTGCTGGAACAAATTTTACAAATTCTTTATTAGTTGGTCATTCAACTACAGGAACTTTAAATTCAGCAGAAAATAATACTGGAGTTGGTTTAACAGCTTTAGATGCTTTAACTTCTGGAGATAACAATACTGCTGTTGGTCGTTCTGCTGCTACAGCTATTACCACTGGTAGCAGCAACAGCGCTTTTGGAAGATTAGCTTTATCAAATGTTACAACATCTAATGGTAATACTGCTGTTGGTCTTTCGGCTTTAAATAATTGTAGTTCTGATGATAATACTGCTATTGGTAAGGATACTTTAAAATTAGTTAATACTGGTGTTAGAAATATTGGAATCGGAAACAATGCTGGGGATAATATTACTAGTGGAGATGGTAACGTAATCATTGGTGGTGTTGATGCTGCTTCAGCTACTGGTGATAGACAATTAAAGATCGTTGGTAATGATGGCTCAACAACTACAACTTGGATTTCTGGAGATGCTAATGGTCAAATTAAATTAGTATCTGGTTACATTGCAGAAGTAGCTTTAACAGATGCTTCAACTATTACATGGAACGCAGCAACTCAACCAATAGCAAAAGTAACACTTGGTGCTAGTAGAACTATGGGATTACCAGCTAATCCAGTAAGTGGTCAATTTATATCATTACTTATTATTCAAGATGGAACTGGTAGCAGAACTATAACTTGGAACGCAGCATACGAATTTGCTCTTGACACAGCACCGACATTAACAGCAACAGCTAATCTTGGCGACTTATTTACATTTAGATACAATGGAGCAAAGTGGTTAGAGGTTGGAAGAAATTTAGCATTAACATTATCATAGGAATATTATGTACGCATTAGTAACAGACGGAACAATCACAAAATACTTTAACAATCCTAAAGGCTTTACTCTAGGAGATTTACAATATCCTAAAGACATATTTATGAAATGGTCTGTAGAAGAAAAAGAAGCTATTGGTATTTATGAAGTAGTTTTTGATGACAGTAATAAAAAAGATGACAAATGGTATATTAATACTAATCAATCTTTTGCTTTTGCTGATGGAACTGTAACAGCTTCTTATGGTACTGCTACTGCTAAAGCTCATGCAGATACTACATGGTCGCAAGATGATGAAGATGCTGGAGATTTACCAGATGATAAATCAGTTAATGATATTAAAACTAGAGGATTAAAATATAATTTAATACAAACTATTAAACAACAAGCTGCTGGATTATTAGCACCTACTGATTGGTATGTAATTAAAGCAAATGAAATAGAAGATTATACTGTACCAACTAATATTACAACTTTTAGAGCATTGGTTAGAAGTAAATCAAATACAATAGAAACTCAAATTAAAAATGCTACCAACACTCCAGCATTAGAAACTTTATATACTTACACTACAACAGATGGTGTTCAATCAAGACCATTAGCTGAACTTCCAACATTGGAGATTTAATGCCTTTAATTATTCCAGCAAACTCAGCTTCAGCATCTGGTGGTTTTGAAGTAGCTAACTCTGTTAGATATAATAATGGTAGTAGTGATTATTTATCAAGAACACAAAGTGCTAGTCCAACAAGTGCTACAAAAGGAACCTTCTCTGTATGGCTTAAAAGATGCTTATTAGGTGTTGACCAATATATATATACTGTATTTCAAGATGGTAATAACAGAATGCAAATGAATATGATGGATAGCGACCATTTAAAAATAATTCAAAAAGTTAGTGCTTCAACTACTATTTCATTAATTACAAATAGAGTGTTTAGAGATGTTTCTGCTTTCTATCACATCTGTATAGCAATAGACACAACTCAAGGAACAGCATCTAATAGAATTAAAATGTATATAAATGGAGTACAAGAAACATCATTTTCCACAGAAACATATCCAGCTCAAAACCAAGATGCTTTTTTTACAAAAGGAACTGCTGTAAGTTTTGGTGCATATAATAGTGAAAGTAATTATACTTCTGGATATTTTTCAGAAGCAGTTATGATTGATGGTCAACAACTAGCACCAGAAGATAATTTTATTGAGTTTGATGAGGATAGTGGAATATGTAAGCCAATAGATGTATCTGGTTTAACCTTTGGTACAAATGGATTCTATTTAGACTTTGAAGATAGT